TTTGCTGCATTTATAAGAGTGTCAACAGATCCTAAGAACTCACACTCAAACTCAATAGCAAACTGTTGCTTACTGGTATTCTTTATAGTTTGTTCTTTCCATTTCTTATCTCTACCTGGCACCTCAGACCAGTGCACCTCTGTTGCAACATACTCGTTCTGCCCACGCTCTGCATCATGCCACATTCGATAGAAGTGATTCATACCATGTGGAGTGGATACTATTATAACCTTCGTAGATTTACCAGAAGATATAGTAGGATACACAGACGCAAAGAAATCATCTGCAAGATGGTTCTGCACGAATGCAAACTCATCAAGGAAGATGATGTTGAATGACATACCTCGAACTGCTGATGCAGATGTAGATGCTGCTATTATTTTTGATCCGTTTTCTAATTCTAATGATCCCTTGTTCCATGCAACAATACCCTGCTGCATCCACCTCGGCAAGTTTTCATATGCCATCTGTAATCTTCCGAGTAAATCTCTAGCAGTCGCTGCCTTGTTTGCAAGGATACCGATGTTGACATTATCATTGAATATTGCATAGTGTAAGAGATACGATACCACTGTCGTTGACTTGCCAGTCTGACGTGGCATTTTACAAATGTTGAATCTATGTTTATGGAAATTCTTGATTAACTTCTTCTGATACTTGTACATGTCAAAGGACACCAGTCCCTCGTCCACGTTTACAATCTTGATATGTTTCTCGGTAAAATATACAGGGTCACTCTTACACTTCAAGAACTCTACAATGTGTTCTTCGGTAAATTCTTGTGTGGTATTTGCCTTCTTTAGATTGGGATTACCAAGATAGATGTCACTTTGAGGCATTACTTATTAAAATACTCGTCGTTGTAAGGACCTGTCACTTCACCTGCTTTTTTCAATCTCTCCCATTCTCTCCTATTAGCGTTTGCAGATTGTTCTTTATTTTTCATTTTTTCCGCTTGATTTTTCATTTTTTCCGCTTGGTCTTTTTGATATTGTCTTTTCTTTCTTGCTCCTACTGCTCTTGGGTTTTTAGAGTATGGATTTCCTTCGCTACCTTTTGGAAATAGATTACCTTGTGTTCCCTTTATCATGTTGACGATGCCTTTACCCAATGTAAAAGCACCGCCCATTACTTTCCCAGATCAACCTTGGGCATCTCCCCTGACAAAGTTTCATCTAGTTGTTCTACAGGTAGTTGCTCTAACCACTCTCTAAATGTTTTTTTACTCTCTGCAGAGAATGATGTTTTACCATACGCCCTACTTACTGCACCTACAACATCTCGATCTTCTCCCTTCTTCTTCTTCTTTTTATCTTTCTTATCTTCATTATCTACTTTTGGTTCTTCTTTTGGTTTTTCTGCCTCTGGATTTTTTTGAGGGTCAACTTGACTCTTGCCTTTATTTGTTATATCACTGCTTTGAGATTTCTGCATCTCACCACTTTTTGACTTACCATACTTTGTCTTTGGAGTGCTGGACTTAGTTGCCATGGTTGCTTTCTTGCTCTTTGCAACCTCTCCACCTAGCGGTTTCACATCAATAGTAGCACCTTTCTTTGGTGGTAGTTTTGAAGTTGTTGCAGCTTTTTTTACCTCACCACCCATAACTTTTGGAGTGACAGTCTTCACACCCTTTGCTCCTTTAGCACCACCTTTTACCATTGCTTTACCAGCTACTGCTAGACCCTTGCCTATGACAGCGAGAGGTGCTGCCTCTTTCATCTCTTTTTTCTTTTTTATTTTTTTAAGTGCCGAGTCTAATCTGTCCATGTCACTGTAATTCCTTACTTATATTTAGTGAGATATGATCTGCGATTATCTCATGTCCCAATTTATTTGGATGACCGCCTGATCTCGTATCACCTCTTTTATATCTTCCTTGACAATAATTTTCTGGGTTTTTCATCCTTGTACCAATCAAGTCAGTCAAACATGTGATAGGTTTCTTATCCATGATACGATACCATGATGATTCAATCTTCATGATTTCTCTTTTTATTGTCACAAAATAGTATTTTATATTTTTTGACTTGAAATAATTTTCAAGTAAAAATTTATTTTTATGAAAATTTGCTACGTGTAGATTGTCATTATGAAGATGTTCGTAATATATTTTTGACAGTGCTTTTCTAGGACCATTTTTCAATATATTACCCACACTGAGATAATCATAGGCATCCCGTGATGACTGACGTATCTCTGTTCTTGATGGTTTTGTAAATTGAATTACTGCAAAATCAACTTGATTATTTTCACAATAGTCTATTGTCGTACGTAGAATACTATCATTAGATTTACCGTTTACTGCTATGTTGATATGATTATGTTCTTTTGCTACTAGAGTAGAAAATCTATATTTTTCATGATCCTCAAGTTCGTCTCCATAAGTCCACGAACATCCATCAAATAAAATCATTCATTATTTTTATTCTTATTATCTAGTATACCTTTCTTGAGCATCTTTTGTAAATCTGATGTGCTACCTACAAACAGTGCATTGTTAGTGACATTCTTAGGTCCTTTATCCTCTTCCAATGCCTTCATTTTTTTCTGTAAATCAACTATCTTATCTGTCACATCACCCACATGCTTGATCAATTGACCTGCAACTTCATACGCTCTTGGATGCTGTGAATCTTGACACACGTCGAGTATACCATTCACTGCCTCCTGTCCTTTCTCTACAAGATTGTATAATTGTGCACGACTATATTCGTAATCTTTTTGAGGTGCATCCTCATCAACCTTTACAACCTTTTTCTTAGGTTTGATACGTTGTTCAATTTCTGCCTTAACTTCTAGTGCCTTGTCAATAGCATCATAGTTTTCCATTAGGTATTCACATCCTGTCCTTGTTGGGGACTAAAGGTTTGTCCGTCTACATCGAAGAATGATCTTGTTTCACTAAATCCAAAATCATCACCGACTTCGATAAGATCTGCATCAGCAGCGTCCACCTGACTTACAATAGCATTTATAAAATGCTCAGTAATCTGTGACCCATACTGTCCACGCTTGACAATTATATTATTGCCATCGATCTCAGTAATAAACATTACTTCCTTATCTATCTCAATGTAAGTTTTAGTAGAGAGAGATGCAGCAGAATTGACTCTGACGAGTGTCTTTGTTTTATCTACATTTGCTGTAATAGTTGTGACAGTATCATCGTTATAATCTTTTGTTGCTGCAGGTACAACTGTATATCTTTGTGCTCTAGGTGCTCTTATATTTGTTGCGTAATCAATTTGTACTTTCTTGATAACACCCTTCTCATCAGTCGGAACCTCTTGATAGAAATATGTCTTACATACAAAATCAAGATCGTACTGAATAAATCTACGAGTAGAAAAATCACCCTCGTACTCATCTGTAAATGATACGTTTCTTAGAGTAAATGGTATGTCTCTTTTCTCATCAGCACCCTCAAGCATATTGACTGTGACTTGATATGATGGTTGAAAGAATGGCAATATTTGCTCTATAATTTGAAGTGCATCGTCTTGTAATTTACAAGCAAAACTCAATCTGAATCCTATGTCATATGGCACAGGAAGAAACATTTTTTTAGTTTTTGTTTTATCAGTAGGTGTCTTGAAGAAAAACTTTTGAATAGGTGATGCTTTTCTTGTAGGATCGTAAGTATATGATTGTAACTCAAATGATAATCTAGGTAGTGATATAGCAACATTGTCATCAAAATTTGACTGTTGCTCTATACGTGCCAAGAATCTCTGCATAGGTCCGTATGCAATCGGAACCTTGACAGTGCTCAAAGTTCTACCATCAGCAGCAAATTTTTTGATATTGATATTATTGAATAACGTACCAAATGCTATTACAGACTTTCTTATCGTCTCGTTGTAGAAAAAATTACCTAACATTATACTTCACCAAATGGGTTGATCTCTGTGAAATCTAAAATTGAACTATCAGAGAAAGTTTGTATCTCGTCACCAGAGTTTACAACGTCGTCATCGTCATAGTTGATGCTATTTAGAACGTACGCAGCACCCTTACTGTTGGTGATAGTCTCGCCAACTGAGAACTGACCAGTGAGATTACGTGCAAGCAACGTACCAGTTGTAACATTCCAGTCAGTGACAAATGCAGTGGTTGACGATGATGAACCAACAATAGTATCACCATAATGGTATGTGCCGAGTCCTATTGTAGATGCAGCACCTATTGTAATTGTAGGTGCAGATAAGTATCCAGAACCAGCGTTTGATATTTCTATTCTTGAAACTTGTCTTGTTGTTGTATTGATAAACGCTGTACCAATTGCAGTCACACCACCTGCAGGTGCAGCAGAGAATGTAACTGGAGGATTCTCAGAATAAAGGGTACCGAGAGAGGTAAATGTTACAACACCAACGCTACCACTTGTAGAGATACCTGCAGCAGCAACCGCACCAGAACCTTTATTATCATCAGTTATAAATTCAACGCTTGGTGTGCTTGTATATCCAAAACCTGGATCTGTCACCTTGATTTCTGATACAGATAATGTTTTGAAATTGGATGTACCAAAAGATGTAGTGAGTGCAACAGCAGTCGCTCCTCTTCCTCCACTTATAGGTCCTGCAATTTTTATAGTCGGAGCGTTGGTATATCCATTACCACCAGATACAACATCTATTTTATTAATACTACCTGCTACTAGAGATGTAAATGCTGTGGCGGTTGTACCTGCAGAAACTAATGACATAGTGACATTGTATCCAGCAGTTCTGAAATCATCATCAACAGCATCTAATCCAGTATTGATTTCTTCCTCTCCATACTCGAATGGTTCGAGAGTTAATTGATAGGTGTAATTCTTTCTAAGTTGATAGAAGTCTACAACGTCATCCACATACTTGATTTCAAATAGTATATCTCTTAGCGGAAAATACAACAGATCACCCTCTAATGGTCTCTCAGGGTCGTTAGAGAGTCCTGTAACACCTCTTAGTAATGGTAAGATATATTCTTTATACCTCTCTTGAGATATCAACACTTCCATGTTGGCTGTTGATCTGACACCAAATTTTGTGAGTAAATTATATCCAGAATCAAATCCCTCATATGACTTTATATAACCCTCTATTGGAAATGCTTTATCAAACTTTGATGTTGTGACCTCTCTTAGAATAGTTTTTGTATTGACAAAGGTACGTGGCATATAGATAAACTCTATGCCATGTATTTGTATAGTCTCGTTTGCAAGATCTTGTAACAGTCTTTGCTCACCTTGACTACCTTGTAAGAAGAACGGATTGAGTGCCATTATACTTTATCCGTAAAAGGACCTAATAATCTTTTCAGAAGTTTTCCACCCCTTATTTTATTCAATCTTGATCCACTATGCTTGACAGGATCTTTTGCCTCGTCACTTGCTGCTTGAGAGATAGCTTTGAAAGAAGGTTCATCCTCAAGTCCCTCGATAAATTTTTTGAATGTTTTCATTATCCTATTAAGTCTAGTGGTGGTAATTCAAATTCATTTGCCATCTTATCTTCCAATGCCTGTATCTCTGCTACACCATCATCATATATTTGTCTACCATTTAGTTCAACACCACCTGGCAACTTGACACCTTGAAACTTAATTAAGTTCTGACCCCACTGCTTCTTGAGTTTTGCAGTAAAGTATTTCTTTACCCATCTATCATTATATACTTTAGGAAAATCATTTGGATCGAGAACTCTATAGCATCTGATAAGTAAGTAATCACCTATCTGCATAGAACCTTTGTCTATATCAAGATATAATCTATTGTTCCTTCTATTGAATCTAATTTGTTTGTCAGGATGCAATATAAAATCTATATCTTCTAAGTATCTTTTTATCTGTGTGTACTGCAATAGTTCCATTGAACTAAAGTAGTATATCTCGTTCAAGAATAACTGATAGTTTACGTTGAACATGTTAGTGCTTATAACACGATTGTCCAACTTGAATACTCTTTCAACACCGATGACTGCATCAGGTATTTGTATGAAGTTTTGATTCTCCTCAAAATCAAATGTTGTGCTACCAATACCAGTTATTGTAGCACTTGTAGTAGTTGTAGTAAGACCAACAAATTTTTCGTCTGCACCTGCACCTATCTGATCAATCAACTGTTGTGTAACTTTGTGCTTCATGTATATCATCTCTACACCATCCATATGGCGATCTTGATATAAAGTGAAGGTATCGTCTAAATTATCTTCTATCTGCTCATCAGCTACATTGATTTCCAAGACAGGATGACCCAACTGCC